TATCCCGATAATAGGTGGAATAGCAAGAAAGCCAGATAAAAGTAAAACTGTCCAAGCAGGAGAGTTTAGCGAAAAGGAACTTTGAAAACAGCTTGTGTAGTAAGGTATGGAGCTTTTGGAGATGCGGTAATGGTGACACCAGTTCTCAGGAAGTTAAAAGAGGATGGATACCATGTGACTATGAACATGACTCCAAGAGCAAAGAGTGTACTAAGAAACAATCCGTACATTGATAAATATTTAATACAGGAAGATAATGAGATACCTAATGAAGAGCTTGGGGATTACTGGAAGAATTTATCTGAGAATTACGACAAGTTTATTAATTTATCTGGCTCTGTTGAAGGTGGCTTACTTAAAGTTGAAGGAAAACCTGCTTTTCGTTGGGAGCATGAAGTAAGACATGAGAAATGCAATAGGAACTATTATGACGAGCAATTCAAAAAAGCAGGATATGATACAACAGGCAAGGTGGGAGAACTTTTTTTTACACGACTTGAGCATCAACTTGCTAAGACATACATTAAGAAATATAGAAAAAGATTTACGGTCATGTGGTCACTTGCAGGAAGCTCGTTCCACAAAAACTATCCCTATACACAAATAGTTTGTGATTGGTTATGCAAACTTTATGATGATATAGTATTTATTTTAGTTGGTGATGCTGTTAGTGTTATGTTAGAATGGGAGCATCCACAGGTAAAATGCAGGTCAGATAAATGGTCAATTCGTCAGGCTATGTTGATGACAAAATATGTTGATTTAGTAGTTGGCTCAGAGACAGGGATATTAAATGCGGCAGGGTGCTATGACACGCCAAAGATTGTCCTCTTGTCTCATTCGTCTGAGGAGAATCTCACGAAATACTGGAAGAACTGTACCAACTTACACGCATCTCAGGATGAAGTACCCTGTTATCCTTGTCATCAGTTGCACTATACTTTGGAGTCTTGCCCTTTACATGAGAAATTAAAGACACCTTTATGTATGACACAACTTAAATATGAAGTTGTTAAGAACGAAATAGAACGACAATATAAGGAATGGGAAAATGGGTGTAGGTGACGCAGAGGTATGGTTAAAAGATGACACGAATACTCCTTTTGGAGTGGAGCGTGATGGCAATAGGATTGTAGTTAAAGATGACTACTGAATGGAAATGTATTAAGTGTGGTCAATGTTGTATTGGCGCTAATGTTACTGTAAACTTGGAAGCAGAAGCAGCAAGGTTCTATAGTTACTTTGGTATAGAGATAAGTAAAGTAAATGATGAGTATAAAGGCAAATTTCAAACAGGAACAGTTTGTAAGTTCTGTAGGAATAAGATGTGCGAAATATATGAGAACAGACCACAGATATGTAAAGACTACCCTATAGTAGAGAAGGATGGGAAGAAACAATGTTGGGGGGTAAATGATGGCACATATAGAAAGTGATAGTAGAGTAGAAAGTGGAATGGATTTTAAAGTTGATAGAGGTGAGATAACTCCATTGGGAATGATGTCTGTTCAGGCTGAAGCGATTATGAAGCGCAAGCAAGATAAGCCTCACTCAGTAGGTGTTTTTACTGATGGCGCTAAAGGAGATAGTGGTGAGTTAGAAGGTATGCCAACTCCAGAAGAGTTTACTGAGTCTGATTTTAATGTTGCATTAAGATTCCCTTCTGCTATAAGAACTATGTGGAGTGATGACGTAGCCATAGAAGTTATGGAGGCGCTGTTATTACATAAACCTTTTGAATTGCTAAACCAGAAACTACAACGGAAAGGAGAACAAGATGCCAGATAGAATAGCAATAGGACTGAATATTATACCAAATTCTCACCCTTCAGATGAACACCACGACAAGGTGAGAAAAGCAAAAAGGAAGAGAGATGCCGATAAAAGAGAGAGGATGCAGTTTGCAAGAAAGGGTAGAAACGGAGAAGATAAAATGAGAGACACACGGAACACTCCGATAGCACAAGGCTAATGTTTCACTACCAGTTTTCATATTATAAACGGAACAATAGAGGAGAGATAAGTATGGGGTATTGGGTCGGTATGACTACCAAGAGTGGTAGTGAAGCAAACTTCTATGTAGAAGATGATAACGGAACTAAGAGATACTACAATGGAAAAGATAAAAGGCATGAGTATAGGAATGAAGAACCATACGACCTAATAAAAGACCATACTAAATTAGTTAAAAAGATAGAGAAAGCTATAAAACCATTTGATGTAAAAGAAAATAAACCAGAAATAGATTTAGAAGTAAAAACAGCAAATGCTGAAAGATTTGTTGCATTAAAAACAGATTTAGGGCAGCAAGCAAAAGCATTATTGTCTGAGGGTAGGTTAAATCATACCACCTTTACAAAACTAATATCTAACAAAGCATCTTTAACTGACAAGAAACTTAGTAAGCCAAAGTATGATGCTATCATAAAGGAGTTAATAGATAACGAAATAGCAGAGAAAAAAGGCTTGAATTATATTTATAAATAGTGTATGTAGTAACTTAATATACAACATCAGGAGACGACAACATGGCTGCTCCAACAGCTCCGACACTTGCGATTATTACAACTGAAGGTATAAAGAAGGCTGGCTACGGTAACGCTGCATCTTCACTTTTAACTCGTTCACAAGACGAGTGGATAGAAGAGATAAAGAATGATATATGGACTTTATCTAAGAAGTTAAAATCCCTCTATGCTACTTCATTTGCTGTTACTACTAATGGAGTAGAGAAGTATTCCTACCCTACAGATTTCTCCTCAGAAATGTCAATAACACTAATGACCGGAAGCGTTACTGGTACGGCTCAAGCAGGTGCGGCTACTACTATAACCCTTGCTGCTGCTAATACCGCTTCTGATTTAATTGGCAAAGAAATAATGATTTTATCTGGTACTGGTTCTGCGCAGATAAACCAGATAACTGCCTTTGTAGCTTCCACTAATGTTGCAACCGTAAACGATACTTGGTCAACTAACCCTGACAGTACATCTGTTTATATGGTTGTTGATAAGTATAAAGACCTTCAGCAAACTCCTGTATGGCGACATGACTCTGGAAGAACCTCACCGGAGAGAGGAGAACCTACACATTTCTTTCCTATCGGAGATTCCGATAATGGAGAATTTATTTTATTTCCTACACCTTTCCGTTCTGCGAGTGATACAAATGGGTACGGTATTCGTCATCAATATTATGCTGACTTGCTTCGTATTGACCTGGCTTCTACTTTAATGACAACTTTATATAGAAGGTGGAGGAGTCTCTTTATACAAGGTGTGAAGTATAAATGTTTAGAAGATTTAGATGACAACAGGCAGACGCAGGAAGCTCAGAAGTATCGTGGGGATTTAAACGCTATGATTGTTCGTGAGGCTTATGGTATGGATTTAAGTAATCTTAATATTTCGGTGGAGGGATAATGGGATACTCAGGAAAGACTATTGAGATTGATTTAAACGCAGGTGGGTTTAATTACAATCCTAACCTTGACTCTTTGCAGTTAGGAGCTATGATTGATGGCTCTATTAATACAACTCTGCAAGATGGTGGGCGCAGGAAGCGTGGTGGTACTTCTCATGTAAACACTAGTGCCATTTCTGGTACACCTAAGTTAATGAAGCTACATGATTTTATTCTGACTACCGGAACTCAGTTTCTTATGATGGCTGGTGCTGATGGAAAACTTTATAAGAATTTTACAGATACTTTAAAAACAGGATTATCTACCACAAACTATTGGGATATGTCAAGCATGAATGACTTGCTTGTTACTACTGATGGTGCATCTGTATTACAGACATGGGATGGTGCTGCTGGTAGTACATCAGATGTGTCCACTCCTGCACCTGATTGGGCTACTGATTCTTTATATCCACAGCAGTTGGTTTTACATGGTAGAGGATTATCTCAAAGGATGTGGTCTTGGACAACTAATAATAAAATCTTTGGTAGTAAAATATTTGATGCAGATGATTGGGGTGCAACTAATGGATTTATTTCAGACACTAATAACGTGTTTGCTACGAGAGAGGGAGGCAGTATTACTGGTATGTATGAGTTTGGTGATAGTTTATTTATCACTACTGCTCGTAATACTTATATTCTACAAGACTCAAATTCTGACATTTCTACCTGGGGTTTTACTTTAGCACAGTTTAATGCTGGTTCTGCTCATTGGAGAGTTATGACACGGACTCCTAATGATATGTTGATAATGATGGATGATGGAGAAATTTATAGTCTTGTTACTGTAAATGCGAAAGGTGATTACAAAGCCTCAAGTATTACTAAACCAGCTTTTATAGATAGGTGGATTAGAGATAATGTAGATTTAACACAGATAAGTAAGTTCCACATAAACTACGACCCTAAGATAAGGGCAGTATTGGTGTTTATGGTTAAGTCTGGTTCTACTGTAGTTGATGTGTGCTTACCTTATTTTATAGATAGACCAGTTGACCAAGCGTGGGGTGCGCCTTTTGAGAATGAAGATTTTGATTGTGGATATAATGCTTCTGTTTCAGCTTTAGTTAAAGTTGCTGCTGGTGATTACAGATTAAGGACAGGTGCTAACACTACAGGATTTGTTTGGGATTTAAACCAATCAACCTTTGCTGACAATAATGAAGCATACACGGGTAAGGTGTCTTTACCAGAATCTGGATTTGGTGATAATGTAAGTATGAAGATGTTTAAGCGAATCATCTTCACAGGATTTAATACAGCTATAGATGATGATGATGATTTAAGTCTTCAATGGACAACGGATGGGATAGCTAATACACCACAGTCTGTTAATTTTATAGCGTTGGCATTAAAGGTTGATGACCCTGATGCTATCGTAGACCAAGCCATATGTCCTAAAGGTAGTTTATATAACCTAGAGGCTATATTGCCTTTAGGACAACCTGCTCGTAGGATAGGTATAAAATTTTCTAATAGTACAGAGGGTGATGACTTTTATGTAACTTCAGTTCAAGTAGATGCTAAACCTCTTGGGAGGAGACCGACACCAAGTAGAACATCAGTAGCTCAATAGGAGGAGAGAATGGCAACTTACATTAGTAACACAACGGCAAACACGACTTGGCTAGCTAATATAACAGTTATAACGGCAGCAAGATTAAACACAGAGAACACTAATATTCTTGCAAATGATATTGCTTTGGATACAGCTTTAGCTCTTTCACATGACAGCACAGGTTATTTTAATCCTACTGTTGGAAGTGATGTAGCATCTACAAATGCTTTAACATTAGGCACAGGAAACATATTTGATATAACTGGCACTACTGCTATCACAAGTATAGGTACTAAGGGTACTGGTTATATAGTTTGGCTTCAGTTTGATGGGATTTTGACATTAACTCACCATGCTACCGATTTAATTCTTCCTGATGATTCAAATATTACAACTGCTGCTGGAGATGTAGCTTGTCTTTATGAGTATGCTTCTGCCGATTGGAGATTAATTTCTTATAGCAGGTCAGACGCTACTTCAGGAGTGTTAAGTGTTGCGAATGGTGGAACAGGTGCTACCACATTAACTGATGGTGGAATATTGTTAGGTTCTGGAACTAGTGCTATAACTGCCATGTCGGTTCTTGCTGATGGTTCAATTATTGTTGGTGATGGTGCTACTGACCCTGTAGAATTAGCAGCGTTCACATCATCTACTGGAACATTAAAACATGAAAAGGGTGGGGTAGAGGCTGATATTTCAGCCATAGCTGATGGAGGCATAGTTGTAGGTACAGGCACAGGCACTATGGCAATAAGAGCAAGTGCTTTAACAGGCGGTGCATCTGGTTACATAAAACACGAGCTTGGTGGGGTAGAGGCTGATATATCTGCTATAGCTGATGGCGGTATGGTTGTAGGTACAGGCACAGGCACTATGGCTATAAGGGCAAGTGCGTTAACTGGCGGTGCATCTGGTTATATAAAACATGAACTTGGTGGGATAGAAGCTGATATATCTGCTATAGCGGACGGAGGCATAGTTGTAGGTACAGGAGCAGGTACTATGGCTATAAGAACCAGCGCATTAACTGGAGGAGCTTCAGGTTACATAAAACACGAACTTGGTGGGACTGAAGCAGACCTTTCAGCAGTAGCGGATGGTGATGTAGTTGTTGGAACTGGTGCTGGTTCTATGGGTTTAGAGTCTGGGGCTACTTTCAGAACAACAGTGGGGCTTGGAACAGGAGATAGCCCACAATTTACAACCCCATACGCATCCACAAGCATAGAGTTGGGACACGCTACAGACACTACATTAACGAGGTCAGCCGCAGGTGAGCTTGCTGTTGAGGGTACTGATGTAAAGAAAGTTGGGAAAGAAACTATATGGATTCCTGTTGAAGCCTTGACTCCTGCAACAACTCAACCTTGCGGAGATATGGAATTAATCGAGGCAGGCACGAATGACGTAGATTATAATGTGATGGATTTTGATACAGGCTCAGATGAGTATGCTAATTTTAGAGTCCAGTTTCCAAAATCGTGGAATGAAAGCACGGTTACTTTTCAAGTTGCTTGGACATCATCAGCTACGGATACAGATGGTGTTGCATGGGGATTACAAGGAGTGGCATTAGCGGATGACGAAACAATAGATTCTTCCTGGGGTGCTGCGGTAGTAGTTACTGATGACAATATCTCTGCGGCAGGTGATATGTTGATTACTTCAGAATCATCTGCGGTAACAATAGCAGGTTCGCCAGGTGTAGATGAAACAGTTATATTTAGAATATTCAGAGATGTTTCAGATGCTAATGATGATATGGCAGAAGATGCACGATTACTTGGAATAAGAATGTTTTTTACAACTGATGCCTCAACCGATACATAGGAGATGATATGAACAAAGGGTTTAAAGTTTGGGATGATGAAATGCTCACAGATGTAAGTAAGTATCCAAAAGGTGAGCGTTTACCTGATAATTATCTTACAGGTAAAATTGTTAATAGTAAATTGGTATGGAGGCCAGTAGTTATAGGGGATAATCCTTCTTATGACCCTGATATACAAACAAAAACTTTTGAAAGAGTAATTAATGATGACAATGTAACGATTAATTTTATTGTTGTTGATAAAGATTTAGAAGAAATAAAAGAAAGAAAAAAACAAAAAACTAAATGGAAAGGGAAAGAAATAGTATTAGCTAAAAGAAGTGAGGAGTATCAAAGAAATGCGGCACTTGGACTTTTATCAGAACAGGAAACAGAAGATATAAAAACTGATATTGAAACTGTTAGAAAGTATTATCACGAAGTATTCAAACCTTCTTTGAATGCTTGTACTACAGTACATGAAGTAAAAGCATTAACTGTAGATTTCCCTACTATATAAAGGATATTTATGTTCGGATATAGAACAATAGGTTTTGGTGGAAAAGCATCAAGGGGGGGCGGCTGTAGTGGGGCAGGAGATAGAGGTCTTATCACTGCTGGTGAGACTAGTAGAGTGATAGATTATATAACTATATCTACAACAGGTAATGCCATAGATTTTGGAGATTTATTGATGTGGCAGCAACAGGGTGGTGTGTGTAATGGGGGCTGCCAAAGAGGTCTTTTTTCTGGTGGCCGAGCAGCATGGCCTGAAAGTCAAAATGTGATAATTTCCTATGTAACAGTTGACACGCTGTCAGATGCCGTAGATACTGGAGACCTAACTGAAGCCAAGAGATTCATGGCTGGTGTTTCAAATGGTACTGATGACAGGGGTGTTTATATGGGTGGGTATATAGAGGGTGGCTCACCCCCTGAAGTCGATACAATAGAGTATGTAACTATATCTACAGCAGGTGATGCGATAGATTTTGGAGATTTATTGGTGGGTACTAGGAACCCCACTGGTGTTTCAAATGCCTCTGACAGGGGGGTTACGTGTAATGGAAGAACAGCAGATAGTACTTATCAGGTGGATACTCTGCAATATATAACTATATCTACGACAGGTGATGCAACAGATTTTGGGGATGCTACCACAGCATCTTATATGCACTCAGGTTGTTCTAACGATACTGGAGATAGGGGGATTTATGGTGGAGGATATAACCATGATGCTTCTGGAGCGCAAAATTTTATTGATTATATAACTATATCTACGACAGGGGCAGGGACAGATTTTGGGGATTTAACAAGCGCTCGTTATCAGCTTAGCAGTTGTTCTAATGGGGGTGCTGATAGGGGAACATTTGCTGGTGGTTCAACTAATGTTATAGATTATGTAACTATATCTTCGGCAGGTGATGCAACAGATTTTGGAGATTTGCTGGGAAATTATACTTGCGAGGATGCAGCGTTGTCAAATGGGCAGACATAAATATTAGAAAGGATTTATGAATAAAAACATTGAAACAAGTTTAGTAAAAAAGATAGACCAGATGGTAACATCTACCGAAGTAAAGTTTGCGTGTATAACTGAAGATAAACTCGCTGATATAAATTCCAAGATGGCAGTTATAAAAAGAGCAACACAGTCTTTTGGTAAACGG